AACCTACCTCTCTCTCGGGGCTAAGGCACAGCTACAGAGTCATCCATTAAACGTAAGTTCGCTCATTTCTCACCACGTCCGTTCACATATTACATGTTATTTATAACCATTGATAATAAACATCCGAACATTTGAAAGTCTGGACGTCGTGTAATTGGCATCACCTGTGTACATGGCACTCCAATAGCTTGGGGGAAGTGATAAGATGTTTTAGTTAATGGCCATTCTGTACTACTATTTGGCCGTGAAATGGTCCTCTTCCATTCAGTTTTAAAAGCATCATGCGTAACAACTGAACCTGGTACACAACCTAAAAACGCACTAACTGCAAATGGACCTGGTGCTATGTCAACCATTCGTTGAGGTTCGGTCACAACTACACTAAACTTCATTATTGCAACAAACATTAAAACATCAAAAATTGCACGCTCTAACTCATTCTCTAATGCATTAGAAATGTTATAGCATATCCTTGTCCAATCAACATTAAGTAATGGTATACGTAATGACTCTAAGGTAAAGTCAGCTCTTAAATCTCCGACCTGCTCATAGCACTCAACAATTAATCCATGTGTATCTGGTGTGTTAATATGATAACTGATCATATGTCGTATCAAATGCTCACATTGTCCGCGCGTTAATCTTTTTGAACTAAAATAAGTAACTGAATCTCGTACACGTTCCTCCATCTTTAATGCAGCTTTCGTTGAAGCTGGCGATATCTGATTATGTGTTGTATTATGTGAATAGACAAGTGAGTCATCACGCACCCCGTACCGGCCCTCATTCAAAAGGTACACCAACGCCGAAGTGACCGAAGCCAACTCGGGGTTGATGGACATGTTGAACGCAGATATAAATGATGAAGAAATAGGTCTACCAGAGAAGTCAAGTCCAGTGTTTGGATGTAATTGATTAACCTTAAAAGAGGGATATGGTTGATCTTTCTCGACGGGTCGTTCAAAGGTTTTAAAGTGGAAGTGAGTACGAAGTGTTATTGGGGTATATCGTATATCGGATGGTCCACGAAAGATAATCTCATCCTCTCCTGGCGATTCTAATCGAACTAGTGGACGTTGTACACGCTCCTCTACAACCTGATCTGAATGGACTCTTGCTGCTTCATGCTCAGAAGGTTCAAGTACATCATTTGATGGATGATCATGATCGTTGGGTATTACATCTCCTTCTTGAAAGCGGCGGCGTAGAAGTTCGTCGACGTCATAGAATACTGAAGCCAGTGCATCAACTTCTGATAATACTTGATCGAATAAGGTGTTAGCTGCTTCGGCGTAACCTGTTAACCAATTTGCTATTCTACCTGGTCGTACTGGTTCGCGGTAATCAAACATGATTGGGTTATCCTCATCGTTTGCTAATCTACCTGCCATCGCAGCTTCAACTTCACGTGTAAACCCTGCATCAGAGTGAATTTCACGATATCTAATCCTCGGGGGATACTGAAAACTTTCTGGAAATACATAGTCTGGCGGTAGTTGTGCTTCGAGATCTTCAAAAGTAGTGTATGCTGGGACTAACTGACGCAGTGAGTGTGAGATGGTTCGGTACGAATTAATGAGACGCTCCATGTTCCGAGATTTTATTT